CCATTCTTCAACTAAATTTTTCATATCATCTTACTACTATCTATTAATTGTGGTTCTTGTTTTTTCTTCACTACTTTTTTTACTACCTTCTTTTCTTTTTTCTTTTTCTTTGCACCAAAGATTCTTTCGTGTCCATCTTTGTATGCTTTATTTACTGGTCTCCAAGCACCATCCCATATTTTTCCTTTAACGCCTACTTTCATTCCCATTATTTCCAATATGTATTAAAAGCTAATACTATCCTTTCTTTACTTTTATTAATACTATCTCCTGAACCGTGCATTAAAAAACTCGGCCACATTAACATTAATCCTTTTGTAGGTGTTATTTGATAAGTTCCTTTTGTAAGAGAAGTAGGGTTTTGAAAAACTAACTTGCTACTATTTTCATCTACTTTTAAAAATATAACACCAGAGCAAATTGAATTAGGATGACTATGATAGTTTAGTGTACTATCTTCACCTTGTATATTAACCCAAGAGTCTTGCATTCTTTGTTTGGGTGTAAAAACTTCGTTCATAATTTTATCTTCTATATCTTTATGATAGTCTAAAATATAAGCGTTGCCTCCCATATTAACATATGTTGTTTTAGCATTACCTTTAAAGTAATCATACTGCCCTAAATCTTCTTTGTTAATACTATTAATTAATTTATCTATTTCTGTATCATTTAAAAAATTAGGATACTCCCAATAGTTTATTTCAAATAATGTTTTCTTTTTCATCATACTTTAAAATCTGAAAACTTATCGTAAGCAGTTTTCTCCTCTTTTGTTTCCTTTTGATTAGAGTCAACTATGTTTTGTGCTGTTTGACCTACATCATACAATCTCATTTTAGGTCTATCAACCCCTATAATAAATGACCTATTAATTCCTGGGTCATTATATCTATTCTTCAATTGTTTAATCTTTAACTGACCTAATGCTTCTAAATCATCATTGGATATTATTGCAAACATAAAGTCTGCTGTTGCTGGCAATCCAAAACTTTCTGCCGTATCTTCTAGTCCTATGTCTGTACTCATAAATCCAGTTCTTGTTGTTTGTGTAGCAGAAAACAAAGGTACATTAAATTCTACTGCAAGTCCTCTTAACTCTTCAGCGATTGCCTTGATATAAAAATAAGAACCTATATTGCCACCTTTAAATCTACTTGACGCACATATATTTAAATAATCTATGAACACTACATCTGCTTTAAAACTTTTCTTTAATGCAAGTTCATTAAACAATGCTCTAAAGTGTCCACTATGAGCAGCGGCAGTTGGATATTCTTTAATAATTAATTTACCACCAGTCTTCTTTCTTATCTTATCTATCTTATTATCATATAAATCTTTTGGCATTGTATGTAAATCGTCCATAGTTACATCTAATAAGTTTGCGTCAATTCTTTCAGCAATTCTTTCTTCTGCCATTTCTAAAGTGATATACAATACATTTAAACCTTGTGCCAAATAAGCACTTGCACAATGACACATAAACAAAGACTTACCTACACCTGTACCTGCCAATGCAATATTCAAAGTCTTACTTGGAACACCACCTTTGGTTATTCTATTCATATAATCTAAATCAAATTGATATTTTGTTTCTTTAGTATGATACCATTTAAATCTATCATCAGCGTCATCTATATAATCGTGACCAATATGTTGGTCAAATGATACTGCTAATGCGTCTGCTAGTATGCCTGGTATCGCTTCTGGCGTTCTCTTACTATCTTTCTTATCTAATATTCTGATACCATCTAGTACAGCATTATGTACTGCTTTATCTTTACAAAATCTTTCAGTTGTATCTAATAACCATTGTGGATCGGAATCTAATTTACCTATAGAATTAACATAATCGTTTAATTGAATATGTTCCTCTTCATTAATATCTTTTCTTTGTCCTACTTCTATTAAGATTGATTCTTTTGTTGGAAGATTATTATATTTCTCTACAAATTTATATATTTCTGTAAATAAAATCTTTTCAATTCTTAAACCAAAGTAATCTTCTTTTAAGAAAGGTAATACTTTTCTAGCATACTCTTCTTGATAGAAGAGATTATTTAATATAGTTGTTTCTAATCTTTCGCTCATACGTAATGCAAATAACTTCCTATTATATATTTAGGTTCTTTTATTGGTTTATGTCCTATATGTTTATAAGTCCACAAAGGTGGAAACATTAATAATCTACCTGCTTTTGGTTTAACTTTCATATCATATTCAGGAAAAGAAGTATGACCTTCTATATTATCTTTTAAATATAAAAAGAGTACAAGAAATCTTTTTGCACTTGCATAATCCATAACATCAACGTGTTCTTGAAATTCATCTTCCTTATTAACTTCATATTTCTTAAAACGTATTTGTTCAAAACCAAATTTATTCGGCCATTGTTTTAATCTATCTATATTATTATCTTCAATATACTTTTCAACATATGGTCTCAATACTTTATATACTATGTCCACATATTCTTGCCAATCTGAATGTAAATTTATATTAACTTCTGTAAAAGACCTATGACCTTTTAATTGTGTTTTAGTCCATTGATGTTTTGAATCTTCAAACTTATCAACCAAGTGTTGACATTGATTTGGTTCTAATACATCATCATAAACATTAATATAATTTTTATTTTCCACTTTTTATTTTCTCATCTAATAATTCTATCAATAGGTCACCAATATAATCTATAAATTCTTTATTGTCAAGTGTATCCATATCATTGGGATTTTTTATTACTGTATAATCAAACTTCATAGGCAAAGTTCCATCTGGATTCTCATCTTTTCCAAACCCAACCTTGCCGTAATGGAAGATTATATCTTTATATTTACCTTCTGTTATTTTGATACAAGAGAAATCATCTTTATCTCTTTGTACAAATACGTAAGGTTTATTCTTCGTCTGATCCGTAGGTAAATTTATGTCTTGCGTGTTCATCTATCTTATCTAATACTTCCTTTGTAAAATACTTATCTGGATTATCATTAACTTGTTTACCAAATACTTTAGAACCATCTGGCATTTCATATCTTGTTGATACTTTCTTAAAGATACCTGCCTCTTCTCCTAGTTCTAATAGTCCATAATGCTTATCCAAACCGTGTTTATAAGTTAACTTAACATCCACTTTAGCATTTTCTTTAGTAATTCTTGATTTATATATTTTACAATGAATAATATTTCCAATAACCTCGGTACCCAATTTCTCTTTTCGTTTACCAAGATAGATGATTGTTGAAGCAGCGTATTTCAATCCTGAACCGCCACCCATTTCTTTTTGTGGGAACATTGAACCAATAACATCATACGTGTGATTGGTCATTAACAAAGGAACATTTGCTTGTCCTAGTTTAAGTGTTAAAACTCTAAATGTAGATTTGACAATTTGTGACCTTGTCATATCTCTTGTTTCTTTACCTTCTGCTGTGTCTGTCATTTCTTTTGTAGTAGATAGCATTCCTAAACTATCTAACACAAACATTAAAGGTTGTCTATCTTTTTCTTCTTGTTCTAAATATTTGTCTACTATTTTAATTGCCTGTGCTCTAAATTCTTGTACTGTTGATACTGGTACTACTACAACTCTTTTACTATCAACACCTCTTGACTCTATCATATCTTTTGATACTGCATTTTCTGATTCAAACAGAACAACGCCTGCGTCTTTGTCTTTATCTAAAAATCGTTTGAGAATACCTAATGCGAAAAATGTTTTACCAGTTGCTGCCTCACCTGCAATTGCTGTAATTCTATTGCCTGGCAACCCACCATAAATTGAACCTGATAAAAGAGCATTAAAAGAATAAGAACCTGTATCTATAAATGAAGTTACATCACCTGCTGTGATTCCTTCACTTGCTAAACTAGCAAATTCATTTCCTGTTTCTTTAATTATTTCTTTTAGAAAGTCTTTCATATTCGTCCCACTCTTTTTCTGTATAACTTATTATATACCATTTGATGTTGTTAATATAACATAATTCCTTCACCGAGTCAAGTTCGGTTGGTAGAAAGTTTGTGCTAATGTAATCATTATATCTTTTATATACTGTTATTCTCACGATACTTTTTCCATCCTAAAGGTATATACCATAGTATAATAACTATCGGTATGGAAATAGCAACCCAAAAATGTTTTGCTTTTTCAAAATAAACCATCATACCAATAATACTTCCTATATCTACAACACTATGTATGGCAATCCACCAACCATAGGTTATCTTTTCAATAATTTTTTCTCGTAAGTTTCTTAAATAGGAACAGTAATGCCTTGACATAGTAAAACCATCATTGAGTATGAATATAACCAAAAATAAATAAAAGTAATCCATATTATTATTTATATAAACGCCTCTAACGTCCCTACTCTTGCGTGTTTAAATAAGTCTATCTTCTCTCCAAAACACCAAATATTCTCAATATAAGTCATTGCCATAAAGACATTCAACTCTTCTTTTGTTTTAAACTTTTTAGTACCTTGTGGTCTTTGCCTAATCCTCATACCAATTTGACCTAAAAACTTATCTTTAAATCTATCAACTAGTTCATCACTTGACCTATATCTAGTACCCTTAATCTTTGGATCCATAATATTAACAAACATAAATTTTGATTTACTCATTGTCTTTTCTGCAACTGGAAGATAAAAACTATCTCTCCATTTATCATACTCATTAAACTTATGCCAAGATTGTAGTTCTTCTTTCTCACCGCCTTTATTATATTGTTCAGTACTAAAATAAGGTGGACTTGTAAACGCACAATCTATATCTGGTAGTTCATTATAAGGTAAATCTTCTGCACCACAATTCCATATCTTAACAGTTTTGTTTTTAAAGAATTTACTATACTCTTCTATTTGTTTTTGATAATTCTTATACGTATTTGGATTAGGGTCGCAACCATAATAATGTGTTGCCTTACTAGCAAAGAAACCAGCTAGTCTATCTCCCCAACCACAACTCGTATCTAATACTGTTTCTGCATTGGTCATATCGTATATTGTTTTTGCAACAACTGGTTTAAATTGTGTTGCAACATATGTACCTAATCTTATTGCTTCTCTATAACTACCTGGTGATAAATCTTTGGTACTATTCACACCTCTCCATAATGCACCTAAACATTTCCATATATCTTTTGCATTACCATTTTTAAAAACTTCAATTGGTGCTCTAAAACTATAACTTGAACAATTTAATCTTAACTCTTGATGAAAATAATTACTACACTTATTATATATTGATGGAGCGTCAATTAGTCCTAGACCATATTTTGAATAAGGATACTTATAGTCATCATACTTTTCAAATATATCTTTATGACTTTGTTCATTAGGTGTACAAAGTTTGCTAGTATCAAACTTACTTAATTTTATTATATTATCTTTCATAACATCATATGAAATTTTATTTAAAGGAAATGCTGGTCTATGTTCAGCAATATATTCTGATAGTAGTTCTCTAAATTTTTCTTTACCTATTTCATCTGTCCAATTTTTAAATTGAATAGAGTCCATAATAGGCAATCTATTTTCGTCTGCGAATTGTTTAAGGTCTAGGTTTTTCATTGTTCCACATTAATAATAAACATACAGGTATTGCATAAATTAATAATACAAATAACATTGATAATAAAATTGTCATACTTCATTCCCCCAAACATCCCAACCATCGGTTTTCTGTCTAGCAAATAATTCTATTCTAGGTAAATCACCACATAGATTAACTATATCATTTCTAATTCTATCTGGTTTTCTACTATGCTCTCTACGTTCACTCACTACTAATCTATCTACATTACCACTTATTCTTTTTGGGTGTCCTCTAGTTGCTAAAATACATATCTCTGGATTTGCTCTAGTCCATAACCCAGGTCCTTTAAAATAATAATTTTTAATTCTCTTCTTGTTCATCTTCACCCAATGAAAGGCAACTGTCTTGTACGTAAATCCCCACTTCTCTACTATAGGAATCTGTTTATGTAATAATGGATCTGTACACCACATAAACAATGCACAATCTTTTTTTGCAATATCTCCAATTGGTAAATCTTCAATCTCTTTCATTGTCATTGTTTTATAATGATGAATAGGATTTGTTTGTGCCTTAGCATTATTCCAGTTCTGAAAATGCCAAGGTGGATCTGCATAAATTATATTATACGTCTTATCAATATCCATATGCCTTACCTAAAAATCTCACTACTAATAAGAATAAAATAAACTGCCAAAGTTTTATAGTAATATTCTGTGCTAAAAAAGCTCCAAACAATACAGCAAAGAACATTATTAAGTTCATCATCCTAAAAACGCTTCCAGACTTGCTTTCTTTTCGTGTTCCCAACCTATTGAGTTTAATATAAATCTCATAGGGTCTAGGAAAGTTTTCTCAAACTGTACTTCATAATCAATATACTCTTGTAGATTAAACTCTTTTGGTAGTTTAGTTATATAACTAATCACATCAAACTTAAATGGATTTGCTTGTAGTAATTTAATAAACTTAATCTTATCTCCTTCTTGTATATAAGGATACTTATTCTGCAATCCAAATTCTTTTATTTGATGATTATAAATCAAAGAACCTTTAACGTGTATTGGTGTACCTTTGATAAACACATCTTTACTACTAGCATATTTTCTCATATTATTACAAGACCTTGGAAATGATATCTGCTCAGCAGACATACTCATAAATTCTTTTTTGAAACCTGCAATGAAAGTATGTAAATCAGATTGTTCTTTTGACATAATTATTTTAATTGCTTCTTTAATCTTACCTCGGCATACTTGTGGAGTTGAAGATTTAATTGCCTCTACACCCATAATCTTTAGTTTAGGTTCAGACAATCTTACATCTTCCTCATCTAATACATTTAACATATATCTTTTTTTCGCAACCCATATACCTTTGTTCGCAATAACTTCACGTGCCATAACCATTGCGTTCTTAAATGCGTTAGTATAATCTGCAATGTCTTCAAATTGTTTTGCAATAAAAGGTTCTAATTTGTTATCACATACCTTAGCAATAAAATCACATACTTGTTGGTCTGTTTTATCTTTACAAGTCTTCTCTACAAGTTTATCAAACGATACATAAATTGAATCTGTATCAGACGCTAATATATAATCTACTTCGTTGTGTGTTTGTAATATTTGATTTAGATATTCATTTACTTTTTGTTCTATATTTCTTATAATATATTGACCTGCTGTAGTTACAGCACTTGCTTGTGCTATATCATAGTATCTAAAGTACTGATTACCTATTGCACCATAACAACTGTTTAATGCAATCTTTCTTGCCCATTGTACATTATGACATCTAGCAATTTCTTTTTTTAAATCGTTTGTTGGATTCTTTTGATATTCTCTTTGTGCTTTTAACTCACGTTTCTTATATATCACACGGTCTTTATAAATCTTTTCAATCATTTCAGGTAAGAACCCTTGACTATCTCTTTTAAACATTGCACCGTTAGGTGTTATACAAGCACCTTCAGTTTTTAAATAATCTAGGGGTGTCTTCTTACTCAACATTTTATTCACAGAAACACCAGATGGTTTAACACCTAATATTTTTTCGGGAGAAATATTATATTGTACAATAATATGTGGATAAAGAGAGTTGATATCAAAAGACACCACCCATTTTTGCATACCAAGTCTAGGTTCTTTCACATACGCACCTTCATACTTGGTGTCCTTTACGTGGTCCTCTCTAGGAGGTACACAAATCTTTTTTGTCATCAAGTGGTTTGCGATTAATGTATCCCAAACTCTCACCTGTGAGAAAATATCGTTATAGTTTACTTTAGTTTCATACGCAAAGGTTAAAGATAAATCAATTAACCCTAACTTGTCTTCTAAACCATCAACTATTTCTACGTCTTGAATATTATACTCTACGAATTTTTGAAAATCTTTTGTATAGAAATCTTTAAATGTTGGATATGGATTTTCTACTTTAGTTTCACCTAATTCAGTTTCACCTATAAAAGATAATCTATAACTCTCTTGTCTTACTGGTATAAACCATTTATATAAATCAAGATAATCTAACATTGCAATACCAAACAATGAATAATATGTATTAGGTCTACCTCTTATAATTATTTCTTCTTTATGTATTAAGTTCCAAGGCGACATTCTACTTGCAACTTTAGCACCTGCAACTAATTGAATTCTATTCATCAAGTATGGTAGGTCAAAGAATTTAGTATTCCAACCTGTAATAACATCTGGATAATTCTTCAACCAGAATTTCATAAACTCCATTATTAAATGTCTTTCATCTGTACATTTAATATAAGTTATGTCTGTACGTAAAGTTTTAAACTCACCAACACCCCACGTTATAAGTTGTTTGTTTGATTGATTCTTAACTGTAATACATAATAGTTCTTCAACTGGATTATTTACTTCTGGAAATCCATTTTCACAGGTACATTCTATATCTAATGTAAATATTTTAATTAATTCTTTTGACCACTTAACTTGTTTTGTATACTCTTCATTGATGTATTGATAATGAAATCTATCAAGTCCATAGACTGGTGCATTTTTAGTAGCGACATCACGTTTAAATCTACGAGCAGCGTCAATAGATGAAAAAGTAATAGGTCTTAAATTATGTCCTTGTAATGATTTAAATTCTTCTTGATGTTGTGATACTGAATATAATGTTGGAGAAAAATTAATCTTCTCTTTAAACTCTTTGCTATCTCTTACACCTCTAACAAGTAGTTTGCCTTTATGTGGTATTACGTTTTTATAAAAGTTCATCTGGTCTCAAATGTAGGATTAAACCATCAAGTTCTTTAGTAAGTTTTATCTGACAACTCAATCTACTAACACCTGGTTTATATCCTTTTTCATATTCTAATTGTTCTTCTTCTATTGAAAGATTATTTGGTTTTGGTACTTTGTCTATCCATTGCTCATCAACATATACGTGGCACGTACAACACATACAATTACCACCACAATCGGCAGGAATTTCTGGTATTGGTACGTGTGATTCAAATTTCGCTGCCTCCATTGCACTCAAACCTTCTTTAGTCTGAACACGAATCTTGGATCCGTCCCTTACAAAATATACATCTATCACTTATCTAATGTAGGCAAACCTGTTTCAGTTATTAACTGTTTTTTACCAGGTGTTACAATAGACGAAGTGCTATTAATATAATTTTGTTTAATATGTTCTTTTGGTTTTGTTATAGATACGACTTTATCTGATTTAACTTCAACAATATCTCCATCTGAATATGGAGCATAAGGTGTCATCATCAACTGTATAGGTTGTCCTTTTGCTGATTGTGTTGGTATGATAACATACCCTTTATGTATTGTAATAACTTTTGAACCTTCTGTAATTTTTCCGATAACATCTTCTCCAGTTATCAATCTACAGATTAAAATTTCACTTGCCATTATATTTCTCCTTGATTATAATATATCATAGAATTAAAAATTAGTCAATGCTAGTTCTAGGTGCAGGAGCTACACTTACCAAGTTCTGGTGTACTATCTGACATTATGTAGCGCCTCCTTTCTGTTTTAGTTTTTTTGTAAGTTGATTGCTGAATTGCCTTTAGGCGTTTCAGCTATATCAAAAGATATTTGGTCACCTTCGTTCAGTTCTAAATTTGCTTCTTGAACCGCTGAAGAATGAACAAAAACATCTTTTTCGCTATCTTCTCTAGCGATAAAACCATAACCCTTTGTCGGGTTAAACCATTTTACTTTTCCGTTTATACTCATCTTATTTTTTATTTTCTCCTTTCTTGTCATCTAAACTATATTTTGTCGTAATTATATATTTTCTATTAGGGTTAACCATAACATTAAATCTATTCATAGTTTCCCTATCAAATAATATTTTAGATTTTTCATCCCTATCATCTAGGGTAAATTCTACTTCTTTGTAATATCCACCTGCAAATTTTACATCAAGTTTAATTACTATTCTTTCTTCTTTATAATCTCTTAATCCACCTACTTCAATTGTTTGCTTACGTACTATATCGTTTGATAGTGTCTTACCTTCTAACGACCAAGTAACTTTACCACCTGATTTTTTTATTTTATCAGCGTGTATAACAGACGTACCTGAATTACCTGTATCAAATTTACCTACTATACGTCCAAATGGATGTATGTAGACAACTTCTTTATAACCACACATAGTTGGAACTTTTTTCCAATGTTCTCTATTTTCAAAGTGTTGTATAATTTCTTTACTTAAATTTCTATTTGTTGCTTCCTCTATACCTTCTGTACCTGGTGAAGAGTTAACTTCAATAACAAATGGTTCTTCGTTTACTCTATCTGCTGACGGTATAAAATCTACTGCAACCCATTGACCATCTACTGCCTTAGCAGCTTTTAAACTTTCTTCTGTTTCTAATTTTGTTAATGTTAATTCTTCTACTTCTGCACCTCTTGATACATTACTTCTGAAATCTCCTGGCACAACTTTTCTTTTCATAGCAGCAAATACTTTACCTTGTAATACTAAAACTCTAGCATCCCATTTAGTTTTTATATATTGCTGTAATAATATATCAGAATCCTCATCTTGTTTATTAAGTAATTGTACTATTGAATCTAATGATTTTTCTGATTCAATAAACAAGACACCAACACCTTTTGAACCTCTTAATGTCTTTAAGATAACAGGAAACTTTTCTTCTAAACTATCAAAAGATTCCATTGAATTTTCTGGATCAGTTACCAATACTGATTTAGGTTGTCTAATACCATAGTCTGCTAATCTTAATGAAGTTCTATATTTGTCGGCACACATACTAACACATTCTCTACTATTAACTACACACACTTGGTGTTTTTCTAATCTTGATACCAAGTCCATCCAACTATCTCTACGTACTACTGAACCTCTTATAATAGCAACTGTATCTTTTGCTGATACTCTAAATCCTTTTTTGTCATCTTGATTATGGAAATACATTTCTTCATCATCTTCAACAGTTACATACCCACCAGTATTTCTATAGATGTATGACTTATGACCAAGCTTATCTGCTTGTTTCATTAAGTTTTTTGCTGTATGGAAGTTTAAATCATTTTCAGGTTCATCTGATATAATGATTAATCTATATGGTCCAGAAGTTTTTGCTTCTGTTATGTAATCTTTGAATTTTGGTATCTGCATTTATTCATCACTCATTGGACTCGTAATTGATGTTGTTTTTAATTCTTTTTTCTTGTCGTCCACTTTCTTCCCAATGTTGTACTTAGCAGATAACGTCCACTCTTTCTTTTCTTTAAATGGTAATACTTTTATCTGACTCAATGGTGCTTTATCTTCTGTTATATCCTTTTTAACTATATCAATTAAGTTCCAATCTTGTAATAATAAAGATATGGTATTTCTTCTTTGAATATCGTTTTGAGTTAATGTAGATTTTTTACCATCTAATGCAAATAATTCCTTGAAATGGACTATATAATATTTGCCTTGCTTGTGTAATATATGACAAGATTGATATAATGTTTTATCTTTACGACTCGCCACACCTATTCTTGTTAACGTTTCCCTGACTTTTAAAAAATCATCAGGTTGTTTAATGGTCACCTCAAGCATATCGCCTTGTGACCAACTAATAATATCCTCACTCATTTAAACTTTCTCCCACCTTGTATAAGGTTTAATTTAAGTCTTTCAATTTGGTCATCTGTAAGTATGTTGAGTACTTCCTTTGCTTTTGTATTGCTATATCCATAATACTTTTTTACAACGTCTAGGTTCTTCAACTTGGTTTTTGATAACCACCTACCTCCAAATCGCCTTTTCTTTCGTATACTATTTATGAAATAATGAAATTGCATACGTTTAGGAAGAAAATGATAACCGTTCATTTCATTACTATGCATTACGGTATCATAGAACATAGATAGACAACGGTTAATTATAAAGGGTGGGTATTTCTTTTCCCAAGTAATATCATTTGTATCTAATAGATTTTCCTTGGTTTCGTTAATTGCTTTAAGGTAACTGGCTAGGGTGTAATTTTCCTTCATTATAATGGTATCATACAATTGGTGCAAGTAGTATGATATTTAACAATACCCATTACGAATACTGCTATCGCAACAGCATTTAAAAATATCAATGCTCTATCGTGCCATAACATACCTACTACAAACCAACCACTTACTCCAATTAAGTGTAAGTATAAATT